AATGCCAATATTACAACAACCGCAGTAATTAATCTTGGTATATAAAGAAAATACTGCGAGAACATGGAAATTAAAATACAGCAAATTGAAAAAAATAATGCCTGTAAAAAAACGTCTTTTCGTTCTCTCCAAAATCTACATAATAAATTTGTTATAAATCCACCTGCCAAAATAATTGTCGCAATAATTCCCTGTTCGTAGCTTAAATGTAAATAATCATTCTGCGGAGTATCCCATATTTTTTGACTAATATCTTTTGTGAAAAATGGGCTTTGCCGGTTAAATGTATCTAATCCGTGCCCATAATAAGGGTTCACTAAAGCAATTCGCAGTGTCCTGTCCCAAATTTTTAATCTTCCTTCTGATTTAATTTTTAATGCTTCCATTGACATTTGTTGATGATTTTTTAATAATAACCACCCGCTAAGGTTTGGAAGAAATAATAACAATGCTAATGCTACCACAATCCCTGTAAGAATTATTTTTTTATATTTAAACCTCAATGTTGCCATAGTAAAAATAGATAAAATAAATACAATATCCGCGGTAAGGCATTTTGGGGCAAAAGTAATAAATAATATTATTGGCAGCCAGAGCCAATTAAAAAATAAAACAATCGGGGCAATTACCGCCATATATAATCCTAAATGATTTGAAAAAGCAAAAAACCCATAAATAGTCTGAATAAAAGTTGCCTGACTGTCTGGTGTAAATAATGGGTCGTATTTTAGTAATTGCATAATTACTAAAGGTAGATTTATTAACATTACATATATAAACCACTTGCATACACCAATAATATCATTGGTATAATTAGCAATTAAATAATATAATGTTATACCAAAAAATATATTAAAAAAAGGTAAAGGAATTTCCTGAGGATTATGTAGGCATACTAAAATTATATTCCAAATTAAAAATAATCCTACCCAGATATTTTTTACTCTTCTTATCGGTTTTACCATTAAACTAATTCCCAATAGTAGAGCTGTCCAAAATATAAAAAATAACATCTGAACAACCCTCTGCGAAACACCTGCAATATAAATCGTTGGGGAAATAATAATGAATATCTTTAAAGCCCAATCAAATATTTTTCCCATATTAATAATATGTTATAATTGCTTCGGCATTTACCGTTGTTACCATTATCCCTTCCGTTGCCTGTAAATATGGATTGTACATTACAAATTTGCTATCACTTACTAACCCATCATATAACTCAACCAATAGCTTGCTTTCATCAATCATCTGTCCCGTTTCTGACGGAGCAGATACTGCGTCAAATATTTCTACATATCCGCCAGCAGTCGTTGCCGTAACCGTAACTGTAAATATCTTACCCTCAGTTGACTTTACTGCGTAATTAGTTTGTCCAGCGTTTATCCAGCCCGACGTTCTTTGCCTTGTTAAATCACGGGAATCATACGCAGCAAAACATATTTGCGGAATTAACAATATTAACACTGCAAAAATAATTTTTTTCATACATCTCCTCTCTTAGAGGGGAAGGAACACATTGTCCCCGCCCCTCTATTTGTTTACTATCGATATTCCACAATTACATTATCACTCTGCGCTGTCGTTACATCTACGTATATACCATTTTGTATCCGTATTGGAGGATCAAACACCCAGCGGTTGCTTTCTCCAGCTGTCGCTTCGGCAAGCTCTACCACAATCGTAGAAACCGTGCCTGCTGTTGCTGTAGATGAATCTACAATGTCCACCCTTGCTGTTGCTGCTTCGTTATATAACGAAACCGCATATAAAAAACAAGGATATGCCACAACTACCTGATCTTTGTCTGTTCCCGCATACTTAACGTAATTAGGCTTACTGCCACTTTCTCTGGGATACAAATCCTCTGCAAAAGATGTCCCAGCAAAGAAAATAACAGCAAGAACAACTAAACATAATAGTTTCTTCATCTGTTATCTCCTTTTATGGTCTCTTTGAGTAGCATTCCATCACCAAATAGTTAGGATATGTCCCATCACTGGACTCAATCGCTGCATGCCCAAATAAAGTTTCAATTCCAATACCAGTGATAAATTGATAATCCTCACTTTCGGTAATCTGCTTTGGTTTTTGTCCCCAAACAAAAGCACAAATCTCTGCACCAAATCCAATTATTTTTGATATGTTCCTCTGCGTAATATAGGCACCAGAAGAATGATCTGCCGCAGTTGTCCCATTGGCACCCCTGGAAGTAACTGTAAACGCATTGTAAGTCTTTGCACTGTAAGTTATTTCCTCAGTCCCGATCGTAATTGTCCCGCTGGAAGCGAAAAATTTGGTGTATTCCTTCTGTTGTCCCTCGTTTGAGTAAGCTGTTCCTACTGTGATAGTTGTCGTTACCGCTGTAATATCCGCAGACAATTTACATTCTGGCCTTAATGGCGTTCCCTGCACACAACCTGCACCCCTGATTCCAGTTAAGGTGTAAATTAAAACACCATTCCATTCTCCCATTGCTCCAGAGAATATCGGGTTTTTTTCACCCCTTAAATGCCCTTCACGGTTTGCCTGTAACCACGCCTGGTCTCCACGTAGATTGTAAGCGTCTACATCGGAAATCACAATCCCATAATGGTTTGTTTCTTCGCCATTGTTTCGGCTAACCGATAAAGGTAATGCACCTTGTGCATTTAATTCGAGGGCTATCTTATCAATCTGGGTCGTTGAAAAAGCATCGTTTTCGCTTATCGTTGCGGAACTAACTGCGTCGCCAGAATAAAGCGTGTTCGGGGTAACATCATCTAATAATGCCCCGAAGACTTTAGCATCTCTTTCTCTTGCCCACCATCTCGTAAGTCCTTGCCTTATCTGCACATTAGTATCAAAATTAACTTCCTTTTTTACTTTCTTCGTTATAGAAATCGCTTTCCTTAACCAATCTACAGTTAAGGTGAATTGCCCTAACGATAGCTTGTCTTCACTTCCTCTTAGTGTGCTTTCACCAGTTACCCCAGGACCGTATAATTCTGACATTACCTGGATTCGTATGATATCCCCGGCCTGGTTGACAAAATCAGTACGTTCAATTATGGGTTTCTCGGACATTTCCGCTCCGAAAAATTTACCCCAAAATGATTTACGTGCTGAGTCAACCCTAAACCGGCGTTGCCATATTTCAGGTACCGCCTGATCCAAATCAGAGTTGGTATCGCTGTCCATTGCGTTCATAATAGTAACACTGGTCGCCGATTCGTCTTTTAATATTAAGAGGAAATAGTTTAAAAAACTAATTAACCATTTCGCCATTTATTTTTCTCCTTTTTTTTGTTTCCATAAATTTTTTTCAATTTCATCAAGTCTGCGTCTGCCTTCTTCAGTGCGGGATAATTCTGCCATCTTTTCTTCGGTTAATAATATTGTTGTCTTAACTGGTGATGTCTCCCCTTTCCCAATAATAAATTTAGCAGATTTATCTTCTTCCTTTTCAGACTTCTTAGTTTTCATCATGTCCTGTAATTTGGAAAAAGCACGTTTCGCAGCATAGTATTTCTGCCCTTGCTTGCCTTTAAATAGCGCTTTAAATTCATCATCATTATCCTCAATGTCCTTCATTAGTCTGTTGAAATCAGAGTCTTTCTTTAAGGCACCATGTTCGGCAAACTCTCTCATGATGGCTTGTTGCTCAGCCAGAACGTCAATAAAAGCATACATCTGGTTCATTAACGGGATAAAATGTCCTACCTGCTTTTGCAGCCTGTCCACCAGTGGCCATGAATTTTCATCTACATCGGTTTTTTTGATAAGTAATTCATTAAATGCTACCTTTTTAGATGTATCTTCAGGCTCTTCTTTCTTCGCAATAGTTTTAGGGACGATTAGTTCCACTTCCCCTTTGTCATTGACCTTTGCCTTGCCAGACTGGATCAGCTTTTCTAATTGCTGCGCCTTAGCATTGACTTTGTCAAATCTATCACGGGGTATGTATTTGGAACGGTTAGGTTTTTTACCGATGTCCTTATCATCGAGTTCGTCCTCTAATTCCTCATCTTCATATGCTATTTCCAATTCATCCTCGGCTGTCTCATCAATCAGTACTTTCAAAACATAACTAAACCACTTCTTTAACCACATAATATCCTCCAGTTTTATTTCCATGCCCCTGCGGCACGCGGGTTATTTTTGTGCTCTGTTGCTTCCCTCACCTCCTTAAGCGCTTTCATAATTCTTATTGCCTGTTGAGGCTTTTGTAATAGTCGGTCTATCTGGTTAATCCGCGCAATCATTCGTGTTCTTACTGTGTTGTCCGCCATAGCTGTTGAATTTTCATTTAATAATCCGTTAATTAACGCCCTGCGATCATTGTTTAAATCCTCTATAAAAATTATAAAGTCAGAATTACGCAATAACCTCTGCATTGCTAATCCCTTGTCTAAAATCTCTTGCCGCTTCTGGTCTGCGTTTTCATCTTTATTTTTGTCCATTATTACCGCCTAATTTTGAAATATCACTTATTACCCGCTCTTTTGCTTTGTTCTGAACTTTAAATCTTTGACTGTCTTGCTGCACACGCTGTTTTGCCCGTTGCTGCGCCTGTGCCTGCATCTGCTGCTGCTGAACCTCCTGAATGGCTTTTACTTGCAGATTTTTCATCGATTGAACCAACTGTTCAAAACTTGGCAGATTAACACCTTTAATACCTGCTGAGTCCAAAATGTTCTCAGTTAGCACTTTTAAATTCTCCGCGCTTTCAGGAGCAAACTGCGGGTCGAAAAATGGATTGCGTGTCTTTAAAAATACGTTGTATAATTCCATGTTCTTTGTGTATTTTACTTCTTGGTTAATATCGTTTGCCGTACCACGTGGTATGAAATTGTACTTTACCGATAAAGTGTTTTGTGAAATATCACGATAAGGATTTTCCGTCTCCTCGGTAACATAAAAAACTTTCTTTTCCATGCCGGAATCTTTTAACATCTTGGCAGTCATTAAAATATTGCCGCGGAAAAATTTTGCGTTTTCTAATTGGAGTAATGTTATCATCTGCGCAAACGATATGTTCCCCTCGCCAATTATTGCCAGTATCCCGCGTGCAGTCTTGTTAGAAGCAATATTGCTTTCCGCTCCTAAAGTATAATCGTTTACTCCAAATAATTTTTGTATCATTGATAATGTGAATTCTATTAACCATTTTGTGTATTCTTCACTGCGGTTGTTTTGTTGCAGACGTCCCAAAATAGCATTGCGGGGTGTTGGCCAAAATTCGTTTAATCCAATTTGGTAAAGGTCAGGGTCAAATGTGCTTTCTTCATCATAAAGTATCGGGGAGTGCATGTCTAAGGTGTTGCGGTCTACCGATTGGTTTACTAATGCATCAATAAGATTTCTTAAACTCCACGCAAATTGCGGTATGCCTATCCCGTGATGCTGATTAGGTAATGGCATAATCTGATCATGATAAATATGCCGCTCCCCCTTGTATGGGTTTTCTATCCACCCTAATAATACATCTTCTTCAGGAGCATAAAGAGCAATGATCTCACGTGGAGATTTGCCTTTGATAACCTCAAACTTTCCACGCCACTCAATTAGCATTATTCTTTTGTTAGGGTCGAAATCTGAGGTTGGCGAAGTTGAATCTTCAGGCCTGGCGTATTGTTTTAATTGGTCAACGTTTTCATACCCTCCTTCCGATGGCTTGCCTTCCCTGTCCTTTAACCAGTAAAATGGCTTCCAAAATCTATGCCCGATACCCGATAATTCTTGGATATCCCACTCTGGTTCATCAGGCGGAATAATTATATGCTTGCAGGGAATTATTACACAATCTGTCCCAAAATATTTTTTTTCTGATTTATATGTCACTACTTTTTGCTTTTCATGTATAATCCCAGTTGCAGGGTCTTGATTAATTGGCGTTTCTTCCATAACCTCTACCGGATACCCCTCGTTGTCTAATACCGGCTTCTTTGTTGCAGGATCTACTAATGTTAAGTATTCTTCCTCGTATTCGTAATCTTCATCATGTTCGATAATCTTGCGGTAACTATCCCCGTCTAAACAAGTATTCATTATGCTGTTGTAATATTTTCTCTGAAATTGCATTTCTTCGCTTAGTGAATACTCGTTGTATTCTTGGACTACCTTTGCATTGTTTCGATCGGAATTTCCACGTCCGGTAACATGACAAATAGGCGTGGTAAATATTGCCTTAATAAATCTGCCAACAATTGCACGAATGGTAATTGCTTCTATCGGCATCCCTATATCTGCACATCCCGCAAATGGTTGGTCTTTAGGCCGGACCCCTGCGTTATCTCCATATCCCTCTAACCCAGCAATCGAACGTGCCGCCATAAACCGCTTAGTCCACATATCTATTTTCTTAATCTTCCCGTCAGCTTCTTCAACCCAATTTTTTAATGTCCCAGAAAAATATGCCCTTAATCTGTCATTTACATCCTTGCGGTCTGTCTTCATACCGTCTCCTAAAATAAAAAAGGCGTAAACTATGTTCAATTGTTGAACATAATCTACGCCCTCAGCTTAACTGGTGGTGCGTTAGGTTATTTTTTTAAAATACCCTATTTGTTTGGATTACTTTTTATCATCTTTGCCACTCCACAAATACCTTGTTGTTTCTTTCTACCTATACTTTTCTTTCTGCACGCGCCTTTGCCTTTTCTAAATATGGTATAGGTATATCGATTTTTAATTCCTTCTTTGATTTTTATATAATCAGATATAATTATTCTCGGATCATTATAAAAAAAAGACTCTCTTCTATCATCTTCCTCTGCTTTCTTTTGCCACGCTTCAGGAACTTCCATGTTCAAACCTAAATCTAATATATTAATAATATCCATATTTTAAGTTTGTCCTTTATTCTACTGTATGTGAAATTAAAATTTTTAAATCTTCTATTTCTTTTTTTTATTTTGGAATGTTGTATTTATTTTTTTTCTCTAAATAAATATTTTCCTTCACTTCTACTTTGTCAGATAAATTCCCCTCGTGTAAGTTTATTCTTATCTGCATCGATTTCTCATCCACTATTAGTTCCTTTAATAATTTTACGATTTTTTCGATTTTTGTGTTCATTATATCTACGTGTATTCTAATTCTATCATCTGCTGATAATCTTTGTACTCTTTCTTTGTTAAGGCAGAGCACGACCATAGGGCAGTATTTAACTCCACTCTATTATTACTTCTAATATTAATACTATAAAGAGTAGAGCTAAAAATTGCCGCGTTTACTTTTTTTCCTGTATTTTTAATCACGCCATTACTCATCTGCCCTTTTAGGTAGAGTAATTTTGTTTTTAAAAATTATTTACCCCCGTATTTTCTACCATCCAGCCGGATGTGCTATTCCGTGGCATTCTGGCTTGATAGATTTAAGAGAACGACTTAACGCTGGGTTGTGGCTATTTTATGGTTTGTTA